GCGAGGCCATGGCTAGAATGATGGCCATAATGAATGGCGAAACACCGTCACCTACCAGTGGATCGGCAATGGTCACGGAAAACTATAGCACAGAAGGTGGACCTGGCAGCCCTAGTCAAGCTGAGATACATGCCATGGCTAAGGTGTTAGAGAATCTAAACAAAGTCACCAATCAAGTTATCATGGAAAGCAGTGCTGATGAGAAATTAGCAGTACGCACACGCCGAGATACCAGCAGCGTCAGCGTAGGCGAGTACAAGATAGAAATACATCTAAATGAGCAGCGTGCTGCTGGCAAGCAATACTACAGCATTGAGCACAGCGGTACAGGCACGATCATAGCTAACGATATCACGCTTTACGAAGTTGCATTAGCTGCTATAAAGATGTTGAACAATCACAAGTACGTGAACAATCCAACTGTGCGTAGGTTGTTTGAACTTGATGATCACTATACCAGCTGCAAGATAGACGCCATGAGCAGCAAGCAGGCACAGAAGCGCGCCGAACAGCGCGGTGACATGATCAAGGAAGACATCTACGCTACCAAGTTCCAGAAGGCGCTTGACACTGCCGGAAGCATCAAGCGCGACATCAAGGCGATCCTCGAAGATGCCAGTAAAAATAACAGATAAGGCTGCAGAGAGATTTGGTCAGCTTAGGATAGACAATCCGTGCGCCCCTCGCATAGAGATACGTGCAGGCGGTTGCAATGGATTTGAAAAGCATTTTGGCTGGACTGACTCGGTTGACGTGGACGACATGATCATAGATACAGCAACAGGTCCTGTGGTAATAGATAAGATTAGCTATGACCTACTTGACAATGCCACGGTTGATTACAAGACTGATCTTGCAGGCGCTTATTTCGTCATAGACATACCCGAAGCGGCCAGCACCTGTGGCTGCGGTACCAGTTTCAGCCTCTGATAACATAGTCAGAACATCATTGCAATAGCTAAATAAATACCAGCAATCCAAGCAATAAGGCCGGCTGGCCGGGAGAGGTTTCCATGTTCGTCGATGACGTTAAAGCAAGCGCAGAGCACAGGCTCAACCAAATCACTCACACACTCAAGCATGTGTATGACACTGAGCTCACACTAGATGAATCAACCATTGATGAGCTAGCAGCATTGCATGACAGCAGTGAGATAGTCAAGAACAGCATAGTGAGTGAGAGCGCTTTCAACAGCTGGCACAGCAATCCTGTGTACACCAAGCACATGTTGATCATGGAAGCAGTACGCCTGTATCTCACTGAGATAGCGCCAAAGCGCCGTCCTCGGCATCTGCGCGAGAGTGATGAAACTGTCCTCAATGAAAGCCATGCTACCAAGGTTGGTCGCTGGATGATGGACTTTGCTGAAAAGGCAAACACCAAGGATGACAAGCTGCTGGCCATGCTAAACAGCTTTGGCCGTGTTGGCGAGGACCTAGTGCGTCTCGGACAGCCATTCTCTCCAAAGAGCATGAAAGACCTTGTTGCTTACTACGAAGCACGCATTGGTGACACCAATGACGACCAAGATGATCGCAGGCAAGCCAAGGAAAATCTCATGGCACTGCGCATGGGTCACAAGATGTATGACAAGCATCACGCCAAGAAGACTGAAAAGAGCACATCGGTTAAAGAAGAGACTGTGTCGCATATGGCTGACAATGATGCAGCAACACAAAGCATGGATCCAGAACTAGCAGCACTGATGAAGAAGTATGGCGTTGCAGGTGGAGAAACATTAGATGAAATGCCATCTCCGAGAGCTATGGCTAGAGCAGCACGCAGCTGGGCAGATTCTAAGATGAACAGAGACCGTAAGCTCAACCGGATAGACAGGACTCCAGGTGAGGGAAATAGCAAAGAAGAACTTAGGGCTACAGCCTCTGATGCCATACAAGATTTCTTACAGCGGGGTGGTAAGATCAAGAAGGTTGCTAGTGAAGAAATCACAGACGAAGGCAACGAATTCACTGGTGCACTGGCAGCAGCTAAAGCAGCACACAAGGATGAGTTTGAAGTTGACGGAAAAACATACAAGGTGAACGAACAGATGACCAGCAGGCTAGCCAAGGCACTCAACGAAGAACACATGCAGCATCATGATTATCAGGCCAGCATGGCACGCAGCGAGCTCTATCGCAATGCCAAGTACGGCATGGACATGCTGAAGATGATCCGCAAGGAAGATGAGATTGAACCTTGGATAGCCGCTTGCTTGACCAAAGCTGCTATGAACCTCGATAAGATCTATCACTACATGGACTACTATCAGCATGCTGAACCAGGTGTGCTAGGTGAAGATGCTCCAATGGCTGATTACAGCATGGATGACGAAGACATTGGCGGCGAAGAAGAATTAGGTGAGACCAGCGGCAGCATAGCACGCATGAACCTGCTCAGCATCGTGGAAGACAGCATCAAGCTGTTCCAGATGATACAGCCAGGCGACCACCTCGAAGGTTGGGTAGCAATGAAGCTGACCAAAGCCAGCGAAGGCATTAGCAGCAGCAAGCACTTCTTGGATTACAAGCAGTTTGAAAAACATGCCGGCGAGGAAGTTGGCTTAGAAGAAAGCCGTTACGGATTGGTAGCACGTATATTACGCGAAGCTGCCGAAACTCCAGAACAGGATCTGCAACAGGCACAGACACTGATAGCTGCCAAGAGCATCAGTGATGATCTGCAGAGCATGGCTGAAAAAGTAGCACGCATGGGTGTTGATGATCTCATGCCTCTTGTGGATACAATGAAGACGCAGTTTGGACCAGAAGCTGCGGATGCATACAACGAAGTGATGAAGAAGCAGCTAGAAGATCTGTTGCAGAGCGTGCAGACTGCCAAGGATCAAAGCGATGATGCAGTGCTGGCACTGCAGGGCGGTGGCATACCAGGTGCCGGTGGCACTGACATTGAAAATGTTGGTACCGTATCTGGTGCAGCAGCACCCGAAGTTCCGGAGATGGGCGATGGTACAGGCACGATGCCAGCAGCAGCTGGTGGAGAAGAACCTCTGGGCCGCGCCAAGAAACCAGCTGCGGGCACTGGTGCAGTTGTAGCAGAAGGTCGCAAGAAAGTAGCCGAGAAGTGGGGCACTGAGATGCACACTGCCGAGAAGGACAAGGGCAAGTGGGATGGTTATACCATAGCTGAGCTCAAGGCCAAAAAGAAGAAGCTGATGGATAAAGAAGAGCGCAGCGCTGCTGAACAGAAGACTGTAAAGCAGATCGATTTTGCTATCCGTGCCAAGCAGAAAGACAAGTTTGGTAAGATCAACGAAGACGCACAGCAGGACCAGAAGATTGCTAGGATCAAGAAGGCTGTGGCTAATCTAGACTTTAGCAAAGCAGCGCAGGATACCATACAAAAGGTCATACCTAGCACAGCTCTTGATGATCCAGAACAAGATGCAGCATGGCGTGCAATGTCTCCTCAGCAGCTTGATGCAGAAGTAGCACGTTGGGAACGACTGCAGAAGCAAACAGCTGTTAATCCAAAAGATAATGTTGCAAAACCATTATCTCCTCAGCAGAAATCACAGGCTGTCAGTAAAGCAGCCACGTTTGAAGGCAACGGGAGCAGTTTACGCGAAGGGGCACTTGTCAAAATACTAGCAGGATTAGGATTAGGTGCTGCTCTGCTTGCTAATTGGATGAGCAGCGGTGGGGCGAGCAAGGACACTCCTCTTGGTCAAGCCCTAGCTGCAGCTGCGACTAAAGGTGACCAGACTGCAGCAAAAGAATTGCAGAACCTAGACACCTATATCGAAGCAAATGATGTAAACAAGATAGATGCCCTCAAGGATTCTTATCTGAGTCAGACACCGGTGAAAGAAGCCAAGAAGGCCAAGCCAGACTTCCTCGACGTTGACGGTGATGGCAACAAGAAAGAGCCTATGAAGAAGGCTCTCAAGGACAAGGCCAAGAAGGTGGCAGAAGCCAAGAGCAAGAGTCCGTATGCCATAGGCATGTGGCAGGCCAAGAAAGAAGCTGGCATGGATCCAGACAAGCCAGCACATGATCTTCCAAAGAAAGTAGTAAAGAAAGCTCATGAGATTGGAGCTAGCATCGAAGGCACTGATGAGAGCATCAAGCGATTGGGTGGGCTGATAGAAAAAGCACTGCGCGGCAAGCGCAAGTACGAAGCTGATCTAGCAGAACACCGAGCAGAATTTACACAGCGTCTCGCTGAAGGCAAGATCAAGGATCTTCTCAAGAGCGGACAGGGACTTGAAGGTGACCTTCTTGAAAAGAAGATCGCAGAAGTCACAGCAATGGCAGCGGATCTAAATCAACAGATCCGCGTGCTTGAATCAGACAGCAAAGCCAAGCTGCTGGCAGCGATCAAGGAAGAGCGCAAGGCAGCACGCTTTGCCACTGCCAAAGCTACCAAGCCGTGGGGTGTTATGTATGAATCGCAGGGCAAGCGCAAGACCAAGTTCTTTGAAGATCAGAAAGCACGCGATTATTGGGCTCAGCTTAATAGCAGCATAAAGACTAAGCTGATCAATCCAGAGCACTTCGATCGCGTGACAGCAAAGTGATCGGGCAATAACGCCATGCGATATAGCGAGATCACTAGCTTACCTAGCAGTCCAGATGAGGCAGAAAACTCTATCATGGATCTGGTAGCAGTATATCAGAGCAAGGATGCAGCTAGCATTCCCATGGAAGAACTGCTGTCTGTTTTGCACAACCAAGGATTCGATGCCAATCGCAGATGGGTAATGGATGTGCTCAAAGACAAGCAAGGCATCGAACGGGTTGTCAAAGACAAGGTGATATTGCAACAGGATATACCGCCAGAAGGTGCATCAGACGACCAAGAACAAAAAAGTGCAGATAAGGTGGAAAAGATGGCCACTAAAGCAGCTAGGAAGAGCGTAAACAATGGCTAGTACCAGCAGCGGTATATTCATAACAGCACAAGATGCTCGACAAAATGCAATAAGAGAACGCATCGTGTTCGATGAAGGAACTGCGATCAGCAGTGCCATCTTAGATGCAGTAAAAGCTGGATACTATAATGCATTGATCGATCGTGGTACTACCATGACGCAAAATGCTGGCATAAATGGTGTGGTTCTCAGCATTGATCCCAGTACCGGAACACTGCAAGTACCAGGTCATACCTACAACACCGGTGATGCTGTTTTTGTGAACAGCACAGGTGAATTACCTAGTCCATTCATGGTAAACACGCTGTACTACGTGATATATAGGAGCATTGATGCCATACGTTTGGCATACACTAAGAAAGATGCGCTAGCCAATCGTCCAATTTCAATATCTCTTACCTATGGTATAAGCAGCATCACGCTAACCAATGCGGGCACCGGATACACATATAATCCAAACGTGACAATCACAGGTGGCAATGCCACCGTTCAAGCAACTGCTATAGCATATCTAGCACCATATGGTAACATTGGTTATATAACTGTAGACAGTCCCGGGGATGGATACCATTATCCCCCTAGCATAGAGATTTTTGGACAAGGCAGTGGTGCTGCAGCTGGCATAGTGAGTTTCACTACTGTGTCTGTAACAATTAATCAAAGTGGTACCAATTATCGCACTGGTGACGTGATCACGGTGACAGGTGGATCTGGAAATCCATTATCTGTTATAGTCGCATCGAATGGTCCTAGCGGAGATGTACATTCGGTCAATATTTCATCTGGTGGTTTATATACTGCATTACCTAGCCTAATTTCTGCGCCAACGGTATCAACTGGTGGGGGTACCGGTTGTACTCTTAATCTAGTCATGGGAATAGCTCGAATAGCAGTGGCAAACCAAGGTACGCAGTACACAGCTCCGCCAGTAATATCCATACTTGACGGTGGTGGGAGCGGTGCTGTTGCATATTCAATTCTCTCTGCTGGTAACATGACCGGTATTGCGATTACAAATCCGGGCACAGGATATTCGTCTGCTCCTACCATTAAGATATCAAGTGGTGAAAATGCAGCTGCTATACCCTATCTAACGCCCACATCTGTTGGTGCTATCAATTTGTTAAACAGTGGCGGTCCTACATATACATCTGCGCCAGCTGTGACCATCACCGCAGCAGGACAGGGCGCATCAATAGATACTATCTATATGCGTATTACCACAGCAGCTATTGCTACAGGTGGTGCCGGTAGCCAGTATACAGTGGGTGATATTCTCATAGTGTCGGGGGGATCTGGATCGGCATCGGCTTCTATACGTATCAACGTGGTAGATCCTGCAGGTTCTATCGTGGATTTCACTCTAATGACCAGTGGACTATACAGCGAATTGCCGATAATGACCAATAATGCGGTATATGGCGGTAGTGGTCAAGCAGCCAGCTTTAACCTAACAGCAGGTATTGATAACATAACATTGTCGTCAGATGGATATGGTTATACAGCAGCACCTACAGTATTGATAACATCAAATGATCCAACCGGTGTCGGTGCCAGTGCATATGCATTGCTAAACGGTCCCAGTGTTGCTAGCATAGTGGTCACAGCATCTGGTCAGGGTTATGTCACACCTCCTAGCGTTGTACTAACATCTGGCAGTGGGGCCACAGCAGTAGCAACTTTAGCACAGACTAGTGTAGAATTTGTAGATGTCACCCAAGGTGGATCAGGTTACACCATTGCATATGTTAATTTTCTAAGTGATCAAGGGCAGGGCGCCCAGGCTACAGCAAATATATTAGGTGGTTCCATCGTGGGCATAGTAGTCACGGCTGAGGGCCAGGGATACATCGAACCTCCGATGGTTACCATTACAGGAGACGGCAGCAATGCAACTGCAATAGCCGTGTTGCGTCCAACCTATGTTCAGTCTCTGAGCCTAACTGCGCAAGGTAATAATTACACTTCCATACCGTCAGTGTCCATAGCTGGCGCTGCAACAGGAAATGTGTCTTTATACAGCACTGGCATACAACAGGTAGTCGTTACTAATGGTGGACAATACTATACTAGCCAGCCGCAGTTGCAGGTGATAGCTGGTGCAGGCGAGACAGTAGAACCCACGCAGCCTAGCCTCACTGCCGTCAGAGGATTCAGCATAGCCTACATAGATATCACTGACCAGGGCCAAGGGTACACCAGCGTGCCCACGGTTAATATCAGTGCCCCTAATATATTGAATAGCAACGCTGCTACAGCAACAGCTACGATCGGTTATGGTTCTGGTACCATGCAGGTAATACCATACCCAGCTAGTTACGATTACTACAAGGTTTGGCAAAACGTCCCTACTAAAGATCCAGATCAAACCGTCCCTATGCTGACCAGATGGATACCATCATCAACTATTTTGCCAACCTTGGCTATACAATACAGCGCCAGACCAATCCAAACACCAATCAGACCTTCCAGTGGAACGTCAAGTGGTGATGCCATGAGAGCCTGGGAATTCATTAATGAAGGCAAGGTTCCATTTAGCCCTGATACAATAGACGATGTACGAAAGGCATTTGACCTTGGTTACACAATGAAGGAAATAGGACAGCTCACAGATCTCACTGTGCCTAAGGTTAGCTATATTCTAGATAGATATCATAAAGACAGGACCAAAAGAATCGAGAACATTGCGCAAGCCGCGACTCCTGACGACAAAGCTGAAATGGCAAGATTATGGCAGGCTGGGGAAAATGTCAGGAACATAGCAAAGAAATTCGCTATAGATAGGACAACAGTTGAAAGATGGGTAGATGAGATACTAGGACCGGGAACTGTTGCCCGAGATACCCAGCAGCGTAGAACCTTGCCAAGGAGCGATACATTAGCTGGTAAAGTTACGCCTGAGATGATACAAAAGATGCGCGAGCTTTATAAACAAGGTTTCAGTCTAGCTGAGATCAGTGACCAGTTAGGCAAAGTTATAGTTGGCAGGACTGTGTTAGCTACTCTGGTTAAACAACCAGATTATGCCCAATTGCGAGCTGAATGGGAAGACAACAAAAAAGGCAAAGTTAGGCCTAAGCTATCGGCTACAACTGGTATATATCGCCCGGGTACCATAGGCAATCTACGTAGTAAAGGTCCTAGCAGCAAGCATACGTCAGGAATGTTCCCGTCTTCTAAATGGGGCATGCACAAGTCGTGAGAAGTATGCTCCATGGTCCAGAAGCTTTCTTGCTAAAGAGCAAGAAACCTCACATTCAAGCATTGGTTGCTAGAGCACACAGCATGAGCATCGAAGAGATTGATGCGCTGCCAGAGAAACCAGATGTGAAGCTAGGTCTCAAGAACATAAAGAAACAGGGCGACCAAGCCAACTCAGCAGCGCGGGCTGAGTTACTCGCAGATCTAATGATAGCCAAGCACCATCCTGAACTGGCTAGACAAACATAGACATTGCTATTAAACTAGAGTCTAACAGTGAGGCTCAGATGATCAAGTACAATCCAATATACACCTACAAGAAACTGGACAGACAAGATGGCGGTGGACAAGGCCGTGTGTATGTGGATGATGTGGGAAACAAGATACCAAGCGTTACAACGATCCTCAGCAAGACCAAGGACATGACACACCTCATAGCGTGGAAGAAGCGCATTGGTGAGGACAAAGCCAAGCAGATAACAGAAGAATCCGCAGGACTTGGCACTACCATGCATGCGCATCTGGAAGCATATGTGTTGGGTGAACAGCGCCCAGGCGGCAACAACTATGGTAGATTGATGGCACAGCGCATGGCAGACACCGTAATCTCAGAAGGTCTCATTGACGTAGATGAAGTCTGGGGAGTTGAATCCCATCTCTACTATGAAAACCTCTGGGCTGGCACCACTGACTTGGTTGGCATGTACATGGGCCGTCCTGCTATCATGGATTTCAAGACCACTATCAAGCCCAAGAAACGTGAGTGGGTAGAAGACTATCGACTACAGCTAGCAGCCTACGCCATGGCACACAATAACATACATGGCACTAACATTGATACCACTGTGGTGTTCATGGTCAGCCGAGAATGCGAGTTCCAAAAGTTCGTGTGGACAGGCCACGAGTTTGAGGAAAGCACCGTGCTCTGGAGCCAAAAGGTTGCCGATTATTATGAAAGATTTGTGTTCTGACTGCATCATAAGTATGACAGTGAGGCATGAGCATGGATCAAGAAAATCTCCAAGAAGTAAGAGAGTTTGCTAACACTTGGAAGGATTATGTACCTAACTTTCCAAGGATGGAAAATCCTAGCACCAAACAAATACGAGATAATCTTGGATTTCTTCCAATCCGCGTGCCCGCTGAAATGCCACACGAAGCTATGCTTAAAGAAGTCAAGGCTCTGCGAACAGGCTTTGTTTCTCATCGAGAAGGTGGCAACCATCGAGGCTGGCGCAGCCTCTGCTTGCATGGTCTAAGCAGTGTACATACAGAAAACCATGATCGTTACGGATATGCTGACAGAGAATCTGCACCCTATGATTGGACAGATATAAGCAAGTTCTGTCCAGTATCTACTAGATTTTTCAGGGAGCAGTTTGGATACGCACAATACGATCGCATAAGATTCATGTTGCTTGAACCAGGCGGTTACATCTTACCGCATGAGGATGTGGAATGGAAACAGCTCAGTGCTGTTAACCTTGCTATCAATAATCCTCCCGGAGTTAGCTTTGTCATGGAGAATTGGGGTACCGTTCCGTTTTCACCTGGCACGGTCAACATGCTAGCAGTTGGTAATAAACATATGGTTTACAACGAAAGCGACGAAGATCGCTTCCATATAATTGTCCATGGGGTTCGATCTGGTACATGGGATGCTTGGATCAAGGACAGCTACAGGTACATTGTTCAAAATGACCAATAGTAACTATAAGACAGGTGTGTGTTATGCACTGCTGGATACTGCAGATGATTGCCACGACCATAAGATGCGTGCTCTGCTGCATGATGCCAACTTTGCCTTTGACAGCATAATAAATCCAATAGTTGGGAAAGATCTCAATGAATTGCTATCTTGGGCCAACAAATATGCAGAATTTACACACCTAGCTGTATTCTCAACTGGCACTCATTTAGTAGATCCGCAAGCATTGCGCGTTGGATTGCACAAACTGTGCGAGGGAGATTGGTTGATAGCTGGATACATAAAATATTCAGATGAATGCCAATATCCAAGCCTAGCTCCAGATGCCTTTGTTCTAAATCTCGATCTGTGGCGTAATCTTGGTATGCCAGAATTTGGTTTAGCTGCAACAGACACAGTGTTGCTCTGTCCAGCTACCGTTGAGCGAGATGCTCTTAATAATGTTATTACAGTGGATCAAGCAAAAGGGGGCAGGATTGAAGTGCAGGCCAGAAGCTTTGGATGGAACATCATATCAAAAAGCTTGGAGCATTACAGATCTGTTGTCAATTTTGATGCCTCTGTAACAGAATATATGGTACATATTACGCGAGGTGATCCGGTTGCATTGATCCAACAGGTTGAGAAGATACGTGCTGGATATCAGTTAGATGCTAGCATCTTAGCAAGCTGCCGCGATAGTTTAAGTTATGCCAAAGATATAGATGCAGTGAGGCAAGGATCTGATAATGCAGCTGTGTTTGTTTTCAATACAGGGCACACCATAGTAGACAAAAATTTTGAAAAAGATAGGCATTTTGATGCGTTGTGGAACACAGCCAGTGGTTTCAAATCTTTTGGAGAATGGTGGTCTAGAGGTGCAGACAGCACATGCCAGATAAACACGTTTGATTATAATTCAAATAGCCTTAGGTTATGGAAACACATACACTATACCTGGGATGGTGTTGACCTATACGATCATCTACTGTCAACTTATCCATTTGAATCTGATGAGTCGTTTACATGGGGAAATGCTTGGGATAATGAATCTGCACGAGAAGCCTCTGATCGTCAGGAAAATGAAATATGCGAGTTCCTAGGCGGCAAAACAGCTATGAAAGCTGCGTGGCGTGCATTCCAATGTTTAGAACACAGATACCATCGGGTAAATTTAGTTGAGAATCCAACTAAATTTGCAGAACTGATGTCTAAAGACAAGATACATGCGATTTGGCTTAACAATATATTCTATTATAGCCGATCTATACGATATTACGGCAGTGCATTATTACACGATAGATTATTGGAATTGGCAGCTGCTATTAATGAAATATCACCTAACAGTGTTATGCACGGACAAGGACCTTGTGGTCATTTTGAAAGCACGCCTAGCCTTATAATACAAGATATCACTATCAAGAATATCCCAACATTCCAGTATCATCAGTTGGTTGAACATGATGACATCAAACCTAATGTGGGACATCCAACGCTACAAAACGAAAACAGTTTTTGGACAAACAGGTAATGCAAGAAAACATTAAGATATGCTATGCTATATGGGACACTGTTGAAAAATGTCAAAATGACAAGATGCGAGTGTTGGTGCAAGACATCAATTTCGCACTCGACAGCATCATGTTGCCGATAGTTGATCCTGATCTAATGACCATGATACGCTGGGCAGCAGATGAGACAGATTACACACATATAGTGATCTATGATAGCGGCACCTGTTTGAATAATCCAGATACCATGAAAGCAGCATGGCATGCTCACTGTTCAACTACATGGTTAGTAACAGGGCATATCATGCTACGAGACACTGATCAATATCCGTATTTTCATAAACAATCTCTGGCAATCAATCTAGATTTATGGAAAGCATGTGGTCGACCTGACATTGGTTATAATGATGTTGGTATGGCTGATCTGCCATTATATGAACGCAGCCGCGAAAACGTACATGATGATTACACACCGTTGTGGTTGCGTCCATCTGGTGCAGGCACCGTGGCAATTAACAATAAGAGATTTGGTTGGCATGTAATCGCAGCATCATTGATCAATGGATATAAGATACCGAACCTACCAATCGAAGTGCGTAAGACCAAATTCTATATCTATCCAGATGATAACCCAGAAAATCTCGTTAATGCTGTACAGATCATAAGAAACGGATCTCCATTTGATATCTTGAGCATATCAAACGAAACTCAACAAAAGTACCTTCACAAATTGGTATGGACAGTGAATTCTGATAAGAATTCTGCTATATACCTTTTCAACACTGGAGATGTACTGGTGAACAGGCAATTGATGAATGGCAAGATGCCTGGTGCAATATGGACGACGGCTAGCGGTTTCAAATCATTTGCAGAATGGTACATCAGAGGTGCAGATACAAACTGCCAAATAAACACTTTTGATTTCAATGAAAACTCTCTAAACATATGGAAACAGATACACACGCAATGGTCTGGCAGAAATTTCTATGAGTTCATGCGGTCCATAGATGCTAACTGTGACGACGATACGGTGTACTGCTGGGGCAATCGCAGAGATGCCGAAAAGGTACAGCAGTGCAGCGATAGGCAGGAGCACGAATTGATGCAGCTATTTGGTAGCGCAGATGCCATGCAATCTGCTTGGCAGATCTTTAAAAAGTTGGATCACCGGTACCATCTTTGCAATCTCGTAGATGATCCGGACAAGCTGATCGCAGCGATAGATCCTAGCAGGCAACACATAATATGGTTGAACAACATATTCTATTTCAATAGATCGATAATGAAATACGGCATAGAAAAGATGCGTACCAGCTTGTTGAAATTGGCCAGGGCATTGAATGATGCGTCGCCTAACAGCATGATGCATGGACAGTGTGCTCACATGTACTTCGAAGACGTACCCCTCACGGTAATAGAGGAATTGTCAAAAGGCGAATCACCAAAGTACCAGTGCCAGCTCAATGAGGATAGCGGCGGTATACGTAAGTGGGCTGGACATCCGTTGATACTGTGATCCTACAGTACATGCGTTGCGATAAATATCAGCCAATACCGGAGAAGAACCCGACATGGCCATAGTATCGATCAGCCGATTGCAACATCGCAGAGGCCTGCGGGCTGATTTACCTGATAACCTAAATGAAGCTGAACTGGGATGGTGCCTTGATACTAGGCAGCTTTTCATCGGTAACGGTAATACGTTTACTGGCAATAGCCAGATACTCACTCAGTGGAGTCCCAACGATCAAATAATAACCCATACCTATCAAGGAGCTACGGGAATATCTGCTAATTCCACGGTGACACGCACCCTAGGTAGCATACTTGACGATTATCTAGATGTCAAAGATTACGGTGCAGTTGGTGATGGTGTAACTGACGATACGGTTGCTATACAAACAGCTATCAGTGACGAGTGGAACAGAGTTGCAGATGCGCCCTATAGTGCGCTGATGAGCAGGAACAACATATTCTTCCCTGCTGGCAATTACCTAATATCTAGCACAATTAAACTCTATCCGTTCACAACTCTGGTCGGTGAAGGCATACATAGGACTCAGATAACACTGGCTGCAGGTTCAAGTGGTCCTGTGTTTAGGACTGCTGATAGTCAGGGACAAACTGCCAGCAATATTGGTACCAATGGTGCTGTCTTGCCAACTAGCATCAACGTGAAGAGCATGACCATTGACAGCAGCGCAGATTCCAACAGCGTGTCGGTGCTATTACAGCGTTGCTTAGGTGTTGGCCTCAGTAGCTGTACGATTATTGGATCCTGGGAAGAAGGTACTGATCCTAACCTATCATCTGGCGCAATACTAGTTGAGAGCCTGGGTAACCTGATAGTTACGTCTGACATAGTTCTTAGCAGTGTTAATGTAACCAACGCCACTTATGCTCTGCAGGTATCAGATCCAGTAACGCGAATAGACGTGAACTCTTGCCAGATCTATCAAACCTACAGAGGCATAGAATTGCTGGGCGGAGCAACTGGACCTAGTTATGTACAGATATCTAATTCTAGCTTCAGGGATATAGCGAGCAATGCACTATTGGTAACAACAACCAATCGCGGTGTCTCCAGCGTCAATAATTCATATACAGATGTTGGCATAGCTGAGACAGAACCCGTAATTTATTGGGGCACCAACACTAACGCATGCACTAGCATTGGCGATGTGTTTAGCCAAGCTGATAGATCAAAACGCATAATCAATCTCAACCCCGGATCTAATTTGGTCTTCAATGCACAACAAAGTGAATTGATAGTAAATCGACCAACACCACTCAGCGTGACATTGCTTGATAACCAGCTTAATGTTGCTACAGGTATCAGCTATTCCATGCAGGGTATAACCACGTTTTCTGGATGCATCAGCTATAGCATTACCATGGATACATATAGGCGCACAGGACAACTGCAGATAACATCGGACGGAGTTACTGCTGCGGTATTAGATACAAATGCAGAACTAAACATGGATGCAAGTGTGTCTTTTTCAGCTGCCATAGTTGGTAATAATTTGGTCATAAACTACACTAGCACTGGTTCTAATCCTGGCTTGATGAAATACATAGTAACCTACTGGAAGTTCTGAGATTGATTTGAATTTATGAATAACCCGTTTCTATTGCCACCTGCGCAATTAAGACAATCTTGGAAAAATCTTAGAAACTCGATTGATACATCACTGCCAGTAATGGACATATTGCAAACGGTATCAAAATTTTGGAACTTGGCACCAACTAGCCGACCATACCTGGATTACCTAGACCCGGACGCTTGGCCAGATCCGTGGACGCTATTAGACAGCAAAATCTTGGATTCAAACAGTATCAGCCTTGGTATATTCTATACTCTTTTGCTTTGCAACGACAGTCGCATAGAAAATAAAAATCTCAAATTAGCTATGATGCGGGATCCGATGATCTCTTGGGAAGGCTTGGTATGCATAGTTGATGATAGATGGGTAATTGGTTATGATACTAGCACAGTAGTCGATACGCATTCAATACCAGATATGTTGTGTATGCATACGTACAAATACGATTTGCAGAAACGCCGAGTTGTAGAAATTACACAAGCGAGGTTTGAACTGCATCATGCCTGATGTGGGTATAATGCACAACGATTTCAAACAAATATGTATCGCAAAAAAATAGTTAACAGGCCGATCGTTGATCATGAAATCTGTTAAAAATATGCCAAATATGACTATTTTTTCAAGGGTTTTGCAGGGTTTTCTTTGATTTATAGATGTGTCATAAAGCTACAAAAGCGTTAAATATACCTGTTGCTGAAAGCAACGGTCCACCATACAATAGCAGGGAAAGATAAAGAGATGATCATGGCCACTTCACCTAAAAACGAGATACTAGTAACCAAACGTAACGGTAGCAAGGAGCCACTGAACATTGAAAAACTGCACAAGGTAGTGTTTTGGGCAACCGAGGGTATCCAAGGTGTCAGTGCCAGCGAAGTAGAGATACGCAGCCAGATACAGTTCTATAACGGAATCAAGACACAGGATCTGCAGGAAACGCTGATCAAGGCCGCAGCCGATCTGATCAGCGAAGAAACACCCAACTATCAGTATGTTGCTGGACGCTTGGTCAACTATCATCTGCGCAAAGAAGTCTATGGTAACTATAAACCGTGGCACATACTTGATCTCATCAAGAAGAACGTTGCTGACGGCTTCTATGACGCACAACTGCTAGAAGAATACACAGAAGCTGAGTGGGACGCGATCAATCGCTTCATCGATCACGAGCGCGATGCCAGCCTAACCTACGTGGCCATGGAACAGATGCGTGGCAAGTATCTGGTGCAGAACCGAGTGACTGGTGAGATCAAGGAAACTCCTCAGATGGCCTATGCACTGATCGCCGCCACGCTGTTCATTCGCCATGATAAGCCTAATAGATTAAACGTGATACATGACTACTACGATGCAATCAGCAGGCATGACATCAGCTTGCCCACACCTATCATGGCAGGCGTGCGCACACCGCAGCGTCAGTTCAGTAGCTGCGTGTTGATCGAAACAGGCGACAGTTTAGACAGCATCAATGCCACTGCTAGTGCAGTGGTCAAATACGTTAGCCAAAAGGCTGGTATCGGTATCGGTGCTGGGTCTATTCGTGCTATTGGTTCCCCAATTAGGAACGGCGATGCCAGCCACACAGGCGTGGTACCGTTCTACAAGCTGTTCCAGGCGGCCACCCGTTCTTGCTCACAAGGTGGTGTACGCAATGGAGCAGCTACCCTTTACTATCCAATCTGGCATCTGGAAGTTGAAGAGATGCTGGTGCTAAAGAACAATCGCGGCACGGAAGACAACAGAGTGCGTCACATGGATTACGGCGTGCAGTTCAGCAAGTTGTTCTATGAGCGACTGATACAGGGCGGGGACATTACACTATTCTCACCCAGCGATGTGCCTGGTCTTTATGATGCATTCTTTGCTGATCAAGACCGATTCCGTGTGCTGTATGAGACAGCTGAAAAGAACAAGAAGCTGCGCAAGAAGACAGTCAAAGCCATCGATCTGTTCAGCAGCTTCATGCAGGAACGCAAAGACACAGGCCGCATATATCTACAGAACGTTGACAATGCCAACCAACATGGTGCGTTCATTGAAAGCCTTGCACCTATCAAGCAGAGCAATCTCTGTGCTGAGATCGACTTGCCAACCAAGCCTCTGAATGATTTCAATGACGAAGAAGGCGAGATCAGCCTCTGCACGCTGAGCGCTATCAACTGGGGCAACATACGCAGCCCTGCTGACTTTGAAAAGCCATGCAAGCTGGCAGTGATGGCGCTGGACAATCTTCTTGATTACCAAACTTATCCTGTGAAAGCGGCTTATCGTAGCACTATGAACCGCCGCCCTCTGGGCATTGGTATCATAAACTTTGCTTACTGGTTGGCCAAGAACGGCGTGAGCTACAGTGACCCTGCAGCACTGCCGTTGGTTGATGAATACATGGAAGCCATGAGCTACTATCTGATCAAGGCCTCTGTGGATCTGGCACGAACCAAGGGTGCTTGCGGCAAGAGCGAAGAGACCAAGTATGGTAATGGTATCGTGCCCATTGACACACGCAAGCGTGATATTGATGAGCTGGTACCACATGTTGAGCGCATGCCTTGGGCCGAACTGCGCGAAGATCTGCAGGTAGTTGGCATACGTAACAGCACGCTAATGGCAGTGATGCCCGCAGAAACCAGTGCACAGATAGCCAATGCTACCAACGGCATTGAACCGCCGCGCAGCTTGATCAGCGTCAAACAGAGCAAGCACGGTGTACTCAAGCAGGTAGTTCCAGAGTTCCGCCGCTTGAAGAACAAGTATGAACTGCTCTGGGATCAGACCAGTCCCGAAGGCTATCTCAAGATATGCGCAGTGCTGCAGAAGTACATCGACCAAGGTATATCGGTGAATACGAGTTACAATCCTCAGCATTATCAAGATGATAAGATACCACTTAGCGAGATGCTGGGCCACTTGTTGATGTTCTACAAGTACGGTGGCAAGCAGCTTTATTATTTTCAGACATACGATGGTCAAGGCGAGCTTAATGTGACCAAGATGATTTCAGATAGTGTGGTCGATCTACCATCAGTTGATGAAGCTGACTGCGAGAGCTGCACCATCTAAGCAGGTTGGCAACACAACCTACCTGTTCTATAATTAACACATACAGATGAGGAAACAATCATGAGCGTTTTTGACGTCGCTAACCGATCAGACCACACCAAGAGCCTAGCGTTCCTTGATCCCAACGGCGGTGTGAGCATCCAGCGCTATGATACCATGAAATACAAGACGCTAGACAAGCTCACAGAAAAACAATTATCGTTTTTCTGGTTACCAACCGAAGTTGATATCTTCAAGGATGCCAAAGACTTTAAAGACCTCACTGCGCACGAACAGCATATATTCACCAGCAATCTCAAACGGCAGATACTGTTAGACAGCGTGCAAGGTCGTGCACCCAGCGTGGCATTTGGTCCTATCTGCAGCTTACCTGAGTTGGAAAACTGGATCACCACTTGGACGTTCAGTGAGACTATCCACAGCCGCAGCTACACTCACATCATTAGAAACGTCTATAGCAATCCTAGCAAGATCTTTGACGAGCTCATGGACATCGCTGAGATCGTGGACTGTGCTGGCGACATTAGCAAGTACTATGACGAGCTAATTACCATGAACAACCTGCTGGCTCAGCCTGGTCCTCGACCTGGATATGATGCCTATCGCCACAAGCAGCTGATCTGGTTGTGCATGATGAGCGTGAACATCCTCGAAGGCGTGCGCTTCTATGTGAGCTTTGCTTGCAGCTGGGCGTTTGCTGAAGTCAAGAAGATGGAAGGCAATGCCAAGATCATCAAGTTCATCGCACGCGACGAGAACCTTCACTTGGCCAGCACGCAGACGCTGCTGAAGATACTGCCCAAGGATGATCCAGATTATGCCAAGATTGAATTAGAATGCCAAGCTGAAGCAGTGAAGATGTTTGAGGATGCTGTGGATCAAGAGAAACGCTGGGCAGAATATCTGTTCAAGGATGGCAGCATGATCGGACTGAACAATCAGCTGCTAGGTGATTATGTGGAATGGATCGCTAACAAGCGCATGACTGCCGTTGGATTGCCCAGCAAGTACAAGGGAGGCAGTAATCCTCTACCTTGGACACAGAAGTGGATAGCTGGCGGGGAAGTTCAAGTGGCCCCACAGGAAACAGAAATCTCAAGCTATGTGAGCGGCGGTACCAAACAAGATGTTGGCACTGACAGCTTCAAAGGTTTCAGCCTCTGATGCGTGTTGCAATAATCACGCCCTATCATAACGAAGATGCTACAACTCTCCGCAGATGCCACGACAGCGTGATGGCCCAGACCTATTCTGATGTTCGCCACTTGATGGTCAGTGATGGTCAACCTCATCCCATGGTAGACAAGTTAGATGTGGATCACTACAAGCTGCCTCTAGCACATGCAGACGCCGGTGCTACTCCGCGAGCAATAGTAGCACTCAGCGCCTTTAGCCAAGGCTATGATGCTGTGGGATTCATCGATGCTGACAATTATCTCAAGACCAATCACGTTGAGCTCATGGTCAACATCCTGCGCGAAAGCGGCGCTGATGGTGTGATAGCTACCCGGGTCATACACAGCCAAGATGATCGCGAGATGTACGTTGATCGTGTGGAGAGCAATGGCGAGAACATGGTTGACACTAACAGCTGGTTTCTAACTCGCAAAGCTTTGCCTGCCATGACCGGTTGGATAGTTGATCTAGGACAGAGATTGTGGAGCGACAGATACTTTGCTAAAGCAGTGATAGATACTGGCATGGGCATAGTTCGCAGTGACGAACCCACGGTGGTATATGTCACACGCTGGGCTTGGCATTATGAATATGCCGGCTGGCCTATACCAGATGGTACAGTTTGGATACACACTAATGCCGATGGCTCACTAAGCCACGTTAAGCACACCAATAAATAATCAAGGGGATAACCTAATATGCACGCAATCATTTACACCAAAGATCACTGTCCTTACTGCACCAGAGCCAAGGCGCTTTTTGATAACAAAGGCATCACCTATGAAGAGAAAATCATAGCTGTAAATGGCAAGGACAACAGACAGCTTAGGGAAAACCAAACTTGGACCACTCGCGAAGCACTATTAGAAGCAGCTCCTGCTGCTAAGACCGTGCCGCAGATTTGGTTAGATGGTCAGCACATCGGCGGCCACGATGACCTCGTGAAACATCTGGGTTAATCCATGCCATATGTACCTAGAGAAGGCACAGTACAGGCCACAGACATAGTTGATCCTGGTGTAGCAGACGTTTACTATAGCCCCAGTGTCTATGTTAATAACGTACCCGTTGCTCTGTGGCAGTCTCCGGTTAGCGGTAACAGCGTATTAAGCTTGCTCAATCTACCAGCAGCGCCACCAGTAGCAGACTATGCGCCAAACCCAGAACAGATAGCAAATTACAAGGCAGCCAAACAAGCTTCTCAGGCCAATCCAGAAAGCTTCTATATCGCAGAAGGTGCTAATGCTGGTACGTTTGGTAATCTAACAGCTCCAATGCCACCGGGTGCAAACACCACAGATCCCAACGATCTGTCTGGTAATCCAGCAAACATGCCAAACGTGCCGCTGGCCAACGGCGATAGCATACTGGGCAAGCTGGAAAATTATCTCAATCAGTGCCTTCAACAAGCCAAAACTGGTGGATGGAAAGAACAGGGCGGTTGTCCAGGTAACCCGAACATCATGCACTGTTTCAACCAGTGCGGTTATCCACCTGACAAACTAGCAAGGATAGGTCAATGCGATGACGTTGCATGGTGCGCAGCATTTGCTGGAACAGCACTGCAGGCAGCAGGGGCACTGTCTCTGAGCAGCCTCACAGCCAAATCCTATTCGGACGTGTGGTTCTCGCGTGGTGCACAGCGTGTGCCTCTGATGGACCCGTCGCAATGGCGCAGGAATGACGTTGTATACAAGGAATCAGTGTTCAATGGTAAGTTGCAAGGCCACGTGGCATTCTTGCGAGGAGTGGATCTCAGCACTGGACACGTTGCCCTAATAGGTGGAAATCAGGGTAACGACGTTTGCGTTGGTACATATACCAGCTTGCACGACATAAGGACAGTTGGCAGAGCTTGGCCAGTCACAGCGGAATTTGACAAGCCAATACTAGGTCCAGTGCCATACGGTAAGTATGATCCCGGCACACGTTAATTTGGTTCTCTAACTGATCTCCTATTAAGCTTACAGATAGGAGAATAGCAATGTTGTTAGAAAAATCTTACAAGATAGATGATGTCTGCACCATGAAGATGGTCACTGGCGAAGAAGTAATCGCCAAGATAGCAGACATCAAAGGAGACACCCTTACCATAACCAAACCACTGGTGCTGCAGATTGGTGTAGACAACAACAATCAACCAGTGCTACAGATGTTGCCTAGTTTCATGTTCAGTGGCAGCAGAGATGCTCGCATTACCATTGACATGCGGCACATCATTGCAATCGTGCCCAGTGATGATAATGCAAGATCAAACTACATTTCCAGCACCACAGGTTTGGCTGTACCAGGAGCTAAGCAGGGATTGGTAAGGTGAGATACCCGCTTAGTTCAGAACCCAGCAAGACTATGACATGGTCGCAGGGGCAACCCTGTAGCCACTGCGGCCAGCCCACTGAAGCCATATTACATCAGTTTCAAGGCGGCAATGCACAGTGGGTATACTGGGCCCCTCTGTACCATAATGCTGAGCGCAATCTGGGTTTCTGTGACGTTAGGTGCAGTTTTGAGTGGTCTAAGGTTGACTATTTCAGGATTGATGCTTAAATAGAATTGCTGATGTTGATAGCATCATAATAAGCGGGCTGGACCTGGGGGCGGTACCCAGCGTCTCCACCACAAATACATTAGTTAAATGATGTATTTCTGTGGGGACGAAATAGGATTCGACAGACGTGTAAAAGGTAGCAGGAGTCAGTAGGTTAGGCACGCCTCCGGGTAACCGGATTGTCCAACAACACTAAATGCAGCGAATGATAACGCTCCATTTGAGATCGCTCTAGCAGCGTAACCTCATTGGGTATGGGTTCCACCTAGAAACAGAACGGGCCCACTTCACTTTTGATATTCAAAGTAAAGCCTGTCACCGTTGTCCTTTTTGAAGGTTACTAGTGTGACCGAATTTTCCTTAGCAATGCGATGTGCTGCTTCAAAATCCCAGGGGAAGATCTGTATCCATGGCCCATTCTTGTGTGATTGTCCGGGATTGGCACGCACATAAATCTTGCCGCCGGGTGCAGTTAGTTCAAACACCTTGCTGAACCTAGCAGAAACATCATCGTAATCTCCGAAGTTGATGCTTCCAAATACTATTACAGCATCATAGGTCTGGGGTTCAACATTGTATTCTAGTATGTCTACCATGTAATCGGCGCTGTTATTAAACTTGTCTATGCCAACTAGATTCTTTATGCGAGGTTTGAATTGGTTGTATCCGCAGCCCACGTCAAGCACTGCCTTGGGACTGAGCTTGTTGATCTCGTCGACTATGTTCCAACCTGTGTATTGGTAAACGTCTGTGCGAGGTTGCCACACACCTCCACCCCAGAATCTTGCGGCATACTTGTCGTCAATGTCAGCAGTTACGTTAGTTACAGAACCTGATAGATCAATCTCAACATCAAACAGATTGGCAAGGTCGTCTTTGAATTTTTCTAAACGCTTGGGTGTCCACGGTAGATCTAGAATGATGGTATCTGCTGCTATACTACTGCGTATTTGATCCCATCTCGGTAAATTAAAGGTCTCGCGCAATTTTTCCGTAAGATAATTGTAAATTTTCGTGTTCATGTAATTTTTCCGTATAGCCGTTTGGTTTATATACTATATAACATAAATATCAGCATAGAGTGAAAAAAACATGTCAGATACAAAAACTGAAGATTGGCAAGGCAGCAGATGGGAATTTACCAAGAACCGCAGCCGTTGGCATTTCGACACTACCAGGGCTCCGGCACCTGGTACGGATAGCTACACTCATGTGTGTAGATTTCGCGCAGATTTCAGCGATGCTATCGCAGAATGCATGCCGCGTGCTAAGTTAAGCAGCTGGGGCACACGCAACAACTTCAACAAAGATATTGCTGATCAAGGACTGTACAGTGCCAGTGCAGAAGAACAGGATCTGATCAGAGCAGGTGCAGATCCCAGCGCTGCGGTGTTCAACAGGACAGCTGCTGAAGATATCGAACTGTTCAAAAAGATCAGCGAATGCCTTGGCATGAACGATAGCATGATCAAGTTTCATAACCAGACCACAGGGCAGATGCTGCACACTCACATTGACAACTTTGCTGCACGTCCGGAG